CGCGGGTGGCATCGTTGTAAAACCCATTGCTTTTAAGGTCGGTGATTTCACAGGCTCGCAGCCTAGCGCTACGCCGACGCAACTCTTAGGTAAAGAGCTTGCTTCAGGCAAACTTTCTTTTGTTCAGGTTCAAAGTGAAAACTCTGCGCGTTTTGTTTTCGATGTTTCTATCGAATATAAAAACAACGAAGAGATTAAATCAGTTGGTGAAATTCTCATATTGCTCGAAGACGGACGCGCTTTCGGGCATGTTGTGCTTTCTAACCCAATTATGGTGGTTCCTAACACTGCCGCTCGTATTAGTCTGCTCGTTCATATCAAACAAGACATTCAAAAAATTCTTGATGTGACGATGTATGACTACGCAACAATTCCTTCTGTTGCAACTCTCGCGAATCTTCCTTCTTCCAATAACAACCAGTTCAACGCAATCAGTGTTTTGGACTTGCATGTGAACAGTGACGGAAGTAAAAGCCCAGGCACCGCATTCCGTTATGGCGCGGGTGGCTACAATTGGGGATTCAGCGAACATGATCGTGTTTACTCAAAAGCACTCGGCGCAGATTTTATTAACGCGAATACTTTCAATACAAGTTTGAAACTTTCGCAGGATGAAATTGTAATCGTTCAAACTATTAGTGGCCCCGGCACAGGTTCTTGCCGACACTACAAACATAAGAACGGACAGTTAATCAATCAGGAATCTCCAATTCCGTTTATCAGTGCTGCTACTACTGTCGCAGTTTGGAAACGAATTGTGAATCCAATCGTTCCGACTGCTGGTATTCCGTGGCCTGAAAACAGCGAAGTTCCTCCTGAATGGGCGCTGTTCCGTGGCGAAGATGGAAAACCTTATTGGGGGCCAATCGCAGGAGGCAATCGCCAAAGTACCGCAACGCTGTTTACTCCTCCGGGAAAACTTTTATTCAGTAGCGTTGTAACTACGGGAACAACTGACACACTCACTTATGCACTGTCAGATGAAATTGATAGCGCAACCGATTTACTTCTCGGCACAAGCGGCGTACTGCAACCGCGCACCGCATACGAAGTTCGCGGAAGAGAGTTAGGTCTGTCAGAATTTCTTCCTGCTGCAATGACTCTGGATGTGCGTCAATTCCGTTTGGAACCATCGCAAGGTCACGTTGTTCTGTTCGAAGTTTATGACTTTGTTGGCGACGGACAAACGAGTGAATTCAAGTTAGGAAATCTTCCGGTTGAAAGCGTCGATCATATCTTTGCGGTAGTCGGAAATATCTGGCAACCAACAACCGTGTACAAACTGAATAACGGAAACCGTTTAAAGTTTGTTGATGCAATTCCTTCAGGTCAAAAAGTTTCGCTGTATGTTGCACGTCACGAAGAACGCGCAGGTTGGTCTTCGCGTATTCGCGTAGCAACTTTCAAACTGCCATTCGGTACAGATACTTTTGAACTTCCAATTACTCCGCTGAATAAAGCGCATGTGATTGCGAACTTAGGCGGCCTTGCTAGTCACTCAAGTGATTTCACGTTAGTAGGCAGCACAGTTAAATTTAGTTCGAACGTTAAACAAGACACGTTGGTTGAATTCACAGTGTTTGAAAACGTTAAAAGTATCGGCAGTAAAGACACGAATATCGAAGGTGTGATCGTTGATGTTATTGCTACACCAACTGGTTACATGTTTAAACGTCAGGGCATGACTGCATTGCATGTTCCAATGTTTACTCCTGATATTCGCGCAGGAAAAGGAATCACAATCGAAGGTGTTTGGCCTTTCGTTAAGATTCATTCCGATGCAGCGATGGCTGAAGAAGATGATCCGAAAGCAATCTACAACATTCAGCAACGCGTTGAAGATAGCGAAGAGATTGTTATTACTCAGCGTATCTCTTTCAACAAAGGTGTGACGATTAGCGCAACCGCAGATTTTCAGGCGCAGTTAGGGCCAGGATTTGCTGTAGCAGTTGGCAACGAACATATTGAATTTGTTCTTGCGTCGAAAACTCCTGGGACAGATGCACCGGAATATGGGCGCGGTGTGAAAGGTACTGGTGCTGCTGGTTTGTCAGTAGTGAATCCAAACAGCACAGAATCAATTGCCTACGGTAACGCAAGCATCACGCAAATGTACGATCTGATTCGTGATAATCATCCGGCGGGATATGTTGAAATCGTTGCGAAGATGCGTATCAGCAATGCGATGGTTGGTAACTATCCTTCGAAACTTGTTGCGAATCTTTGCATTAAGGTGGAACCACGATGACCGGACTTCTGCGATTAGATCAGGTTAAAACTTATGGCGATGAAGACGGAAAAGAACTTGTCGCCGGAGAAAATCTTTCTTTCGTAGATACGGATTCACTGAAGAACACTCAAATCGCTGACATAAAGTTTGATTCGAAAACTGGAATTTTAGTTATCATCAAACGCAATGGGAAGATCGTTAATATCTCTGGTCTTCCCACTGTTAGTTTATTGGGCGAAGGATTAACTGGCGGTAAAGGTGCCCCAGGAAAAGCAGGACGCGACGGAAGAAAAGGACGCGACGGATCAACTGGCCCTCGCGGAAATACTGGCGAGCGTGGAGTAAAAGGAAAACCCGGCCCCGATGGAGAAGATGGAGTTGATGGAGTTGATGGCGATGATGGTTATCGCGGCAACATCGGAAATCCTGGGCCGCAGGGGGCAACTGGTGCAACTGGTCCAACTGGCCCTGATGGACCGGCTGGCGAAGATGGGCCAAGTTGTATTAGTGGTGCAACTGGTCCAACTGGCCCTGCACCAAATACACAAGTTGTTGTTCAAGGCGGATCTGTTCCGCCAACACAAAAAACAACTTTCGCTTGGTGTTTTCCAATCGCAACAACAAATCCAATTCCTGTTTTACCTTCCGTTCCTTCAATCAGTGCTTCTGTATCTAATATCGATCTTGTTGCAACACGCGTTGTTGCAGGTAATGATTTGTTTAATGCTCAGGCGTATTTGCCTGTTAACGTTCGAGGTGGTAGCGGAAACTACGCATACAAGTGGACGTTAAGTGCGATGGAAAGCACATCATTAAAAGGCGTGACAGACAGAATTGTTCAAGTTGTTTTTAACGGAAAAGTAGACCCAGGAAAAACACTTTCACTTGTTGCAACATTAACGTGCGTGATTACGGATATGGGGCAAAGTTCTCGTCCTACTGCAACGGTGAGATCTACAATTCGATTGACTGCACGTAACCCTAAATAGAGGAAAAGTTATGCCACTTTTAAAAGTTGACGTTGGCATGATTGCTGCTCAAGGAGCTTCAGACAATACGCCTATCCGCGCAGGGCAAGGCGTTCTGCAAGTAAGTGCTGATGAATCTGGAGTTCCTTCAGAAATCACCGATGAATCTAGTTATGATGAAACTTCCGGAATTTTAACTTTACGTTTTGAAAACGGAAGTTCTGTTTCGATAAAAGGTTTTCCAACTGCCTCAAGTATTCCTGCTGGACGACAAGGGCCACGCGGAGAAACTGGTGCTGATGGAAAAGATGGGCGCGATGGGCGCGATGGTGCGCAAGGTGGGATCGGTTGTACAGGGCCAGTAGGGCCAGATGGCGATGACGGAAACCCAGGAAAAGATGGACGCGATGGAAACCCAGGAATTCCTGGAGAAATCGGACCAACTGGTGCAACTGGACCGACTGGAAATCCTGGACCAACTGGTGCAATGGGAAAACCGGGACCAACTGGTGCAACTGGAAAAACTGGACCAACTGGACCAACTGGTCCAGAAGGCCCGTCAGGAAAACTTGCAATCGTTGTGAGTTCAACACAGCCAGCGGGAATGGCAGCGGGAACACTTTGGGTAAACCCTTCTATCGATCAAGCTGCAACGTGGCCGTAAGGAAAAGATCATGGTACAAAAAGTTGATATTGATCTGATCAAAGCTTATAGTTCTGGTCAGGTTATTTCTGAAGGTGGTTGTCTTGCAGTTAAAACTGTTGACGATAATTCACTGTCCGGAAATTTTGATCGTTTATCTGGTACACTCGTAATTAATATTCCGAACGTTGGAAAACTTCAAGTTTCTGGATTCACAACGGTAAACGATATCGGTTTAGGGCCACGCGGTGAAGAAGGTGAAGATGGTCGCGATGGTATCGACGGTTTATCTGGATCTGATGGTGGTCGTGGTGCTGATGGTTGTATTGGCCCTCGCGGTAACGAAGGTTTGCCTGGGAAAGTTGGTGTGCGTGGCCCTCGCGGCGCAATTGGCCCAACTGGAAATACTGGTAACACTGGCCCCGCAGGAAAAGATGGCGTGATGGCTGTATTTATTCAAGCCGTCGATCCGGCGCTTGAACGTCCTGATATTTTGCCTGGCAGTATCTGGGTGAGAGCGTAATTTATTTTTCTGGTGCGGTTTGGGTTAATCTTAATAATTTTAACCCATACTGTACTGGAGAAATTTATGAGACTACAAGCATCCGAAGCATTTGTTCGTGCGCAGAAGATTCGTTCCGATTGGGATAAGAAGAAATTCAAAACCAAAACTGAACTGGCGAAACATTACGAAATCTCTGTTCAGTATGTGACAAAGATTTTAAATGGACTTAAATGCAAAGACATTTCACCCCCTGCCGGAAAGTTTAAAGACGTTGAGATATTAGGCGTTCGTTATGCAATTTATTCTGACGGTCGCGTATGGTCTTACACTAAAAACTTTCTTCTTACCTTCAATCGCCGTCCGGACGAATACGCTAAATTCAATGTTCAGTGTCCGAATACAAGCGCACGTTAAAAGGTAAAGGTTCACCAAATTGTTATGCAGTGTTTCGGTAAACCGCGCCCAAAAGGTGCTACGCTGATTCGACACTTGGATGATGATCCGTATAATAACGACATTTCAAATCTTGCGTGGGGCAATGACAAGTCCAACATGCAGGACAAAATCCGAAATGAAAATGGTACGTATGGCGAATCTATTCACACT